CCGACACCGGCGAGGACGGCAACTTCGACACGACCTGGACAACCGCCGACTACCAGCTCGAGCCGCTGAACGGAACCGTCGCCGGCCAAACGCAGCCGTACACCGCGATCCGGGCTGTTCGGACCGTCACCTTCCCACGGAACGGCGGTGAGGCGCTGGTGCAGGTGACCGCCCGATGGGGTTGGGCGACTGTTCCCCCGGCCGTCACCCAAGCCGCGATCATTCAGGCGTTGAACGTTTACAAAGCGGTGGACGCCCCGTTCGGGGCGACAGCGCAAGGCGACATTGGCATCATGCGGTTACGGACCGGCCTTCACCCAACCGTTGAAGCGCTGATCCGCACCTACCGTCGGCAATCGCCGCTGGTGCTCTGATGGGCAACATCAACACCGTCGCTGCGGGGCTCGGCGACCGCCTCCGAACCATCGAAGGTTTGCGGGTATTCGACTACGTCCCGGACAAGGTCGCCGCCCCGATGGCGTTCGTGGCATGGGAGGACGTGCAATATCATCGGGCGTCCACCAACGGGCTGAACGAGTACGGTTTCACGGTCACGTTGGTGATCGGTGGGCGGGGTTCGGAACGCACCGCCCAACGGAATCTTCAGAACTACGTTTCCGACAGCGGCGACCTTTCTATCCGTGCCGCAATCGAGGGGGACCGCACGTTGGGCGGGGCGGCACAAGACACAGTTGTGGTGTCAGCGGGCGACATGATCCCGCTCGAGGTCGACGGGTCGTTTCACCTGATGGTGGACCTGCAAGTGACCGTCTACGCGTAAAGGGGCGAAAGATGGCGTACAAGATCGTCGGTGACCGTTCGGTCGCCGGTCGAAACCCCGGGGAGGTCCTCACCGACGAGGACCTCGCCGGGTGCAACGTGCCCGCACTCATCGAGTCGGGGCACCTTGCGACAACAGCAACCACGGTCGACAAATCGGCCGACGAACAGGCCGATACCGGCCGGAAGGGTAAGTGATGGCCGCCAAGGTTCTTCTCAACCCCCACATCACCATCAATTCCGTCGATCTCACCGGCCAGATTGCGTCGGTCGGGATCGCCGAGAACTTTGACGGGGTGGACGCCACCGCGTTCGGTGCGACCGCCCGAACCCGACTGAAGGGGCTCGGTGACCACCAGTTCACCGCGTCGTTTCATCAGTCGTACGATGCGTCATCGACCAATGCCACCATCCGGCCGCTGGTCGGAACCACGACCACCGTCACCGTGAACCCGGAGGGTTCCACCAACTCGACCACGAACCCTCAGTATTCGTTCACGGTTCTCGTTACCGAGTGGGAAGATGTCTCCGGGTCCGTGGGCGATCTGATGACCGTTGACGTGACCTGGCCCATCAACGGCGAAATCACTCAGGCCACGTCCTGACACCTAAGGGAGCGCACCGCCCATGATCAAAAATTGGAAGCTGACGGTGACGATGACCGGCGAACCGCCGGTCGTCGTTGCCGTCACCCCCCGGGTCATTCTCGATTTCGAGCGCGAGTTCAAAGTCGGTTTGGTGGGGGCCATGTCGAACGAGATGCGGCTAGAGCACATGTTCTGGCTCGGTTGGAAATCCATGCATCGGGCGGGGCACGTTGTGCGTCCCTTCGATGCGTGGTGCGAGGACCTCGAGGACATCGAATTGCAGGTCGAGTCCGCCCCTTTGGACGTGGAACCGTCGGTCGACTCGTCGCCGAGATCGCCGTCGAAACAGGGATAGCGCCGAACGAGCTCCTCGACTCCCCACCCGGGATGCTTGAGGCAATCGTTGAGGTGCTGAACCGGCGGGCGAAACAGCAGAACAGGGGCCGGTGAAATGGCAGAGGTGCAACGGTTCGGTGAGACGGTCGTTATTTACGGGCTGAGGGATTTCCGGTCAAAGTTGCAACGTCTTGCCAGGGAAGGCGACCCAAGAGGCCGGGAACTGCTGAAGGACGCGAACCAGCGGGTCGGCGATCTTGTGGTACAGGGTGCCCGCCGCCGGGCGTCGACACCTATTGAACGGAAAGCGGCTGGCACTCTGCGCGCCGGTCGCCAGTTCGACAAGGTTGTGGTTAGCGGCGGTTACAAACGATTCCCGTACTTCTACGGCGCCGAGTTCGGTTCCTACCAAAACGTCGTTCGGGAACGGAACGGGCGCACAGTTCGTGGTTGGAACCAGTTCAGGCCGTGGAAACGACCGGGGCACGGCAATACCGGCTATTTCCTGTTCCCGACGATGCGCGACGAATCGCCGCGAATTATCGAGGAGTACTCGCGGGAGCTCGACGAGGTTTCGCGCAAGGCGTTTCCGGACTAGGGGGTTTGGATGGCTAACACACGAATCCTAAAAGTTGAGGTTTTCGGCGACGCCAAACCCCTGAAAAAAGCGTTTCGAGAAGCCGAGTCGGCAAGTGAGAAACTGGGCCGCAACTTTCAGGAGCTCGGCCGGCGGGCCACGGTAGCGTTCGCCGCTATCGGAGCTGGGGCGCTTGTCATCGGCAGGGACCTGGTCGACGCTGCGTCAGATCTGAACGAGGCCGTGTCACGCTCGCAAGTCGTGTTCGGTGATGTCGCCAGCGAGATCGAAGCGTTCGCCGATACGGCTGCGATGGCGCTCGGCCAGTCGAGAACGCAAGCGATCAACGCCGCCACCGATTTCGCTGTGTTCGGCAAATCGGCAGACCTCGCCGGCCAAGACCTTGTCGATTTCGCTACCGAGTTCACAGTCCTCGCGTCCGACCTTGCTTCGTTCAACAACACAACCCCTGAGGAAGCGATCCTCGCTATCGGTGCGGCGATGCGCGGTGAGTCGGAACCGATCCGACGGTACGGGGTGCTCCTCAACGACGCCGCCCTCAAAGCTCGAGCCCTCGAGATGGGGATTTACGACGGGGAAGGGGCGCTCACCGCTCAGCAGAAGGTGTTGGCTGCCTCAGCGGAGATTCTCGCCCAAACATCCGACGCTCAAGGCGATTTCGCGCGCACATCTGACGGGGTAGCGAACGCAACCCGGATCGTGTCTGCACGTTTCGCCGATTTGAAAGCCACCCTCGGGCAGGCGCTGTTACCAGTCGCCCAGCGTCTGCTCGAGGTGGTGATCGACCGGGTTATCCCGGCGATGGAGCGCCTCGGCGAACGGGTAATCCCAGTTCTGCGGAACGCGTTCGAGCGGCTCCGGGAAATCATCACCCCGGTCGTTCGGGCGGTGCGCGACTTCCTCGCCCCGATCATTGAACGCATCGTGGAGTTCGCCCGTAACAACATGGACACGGTAAAGGCGTTCTTTGCCGGGTTCGGGGGGACGATGGTCGCTGCGGCGATTGTTTCCGTCGCGACAGCTATCGGCGGGTTCCTCGTTTCGGTTGCCGCTATCCCGGTCGCTATTGGGGCGGCTGTCGCTGGGCTTGTCCACCTCTACCGCAACAATGAACGTTTCCGGCAAGGCGTGCAGAAGGTTGTGAGGTTCCTGGTCGACAAGGCGTTCCCGGCGGTTGTGTCCGCTGCGAAAGCGGTCGGCCGGTTCATTGCGCGTGTCTGGCCCACAATCCGCGACGCCGTGGTCACTGCGGCCGAGGCGATCTGGAAAGTGATTCGCCGGGTGTTCCCCATCGTTCGAGACGTGGTGATAACGGTCGTGCAGGCCGTCGCCCGGTTCGTGCAGGAGTGGTGGCCGAAGATACGTGACGCTGTCATTCAGGCCGCTGAGGCGATCTGGCGGGTCGTCAAGCCGGTGTTTATGGCCGTGATGGCGTTGGTGCAACGATTCATCCAGTTCGTTCGCGACCATTGGGGGGAGATCAGCGAGGCCGCCAAAAACGTCGCGAAAGTCATCGGGACCGTGTTCGGGGTGCTGGTCGCGATCATCAAAAAAGCCATTGACATCATCGTGCCGGTTCTCCAATTCTTCTGGAACGTGTTCGAGGACGGATTCAACGGGTTCAAGATCGCTGTGGAGGGTGTGGTCGATTTCCTCGAGGGAATCTTCGACATCATCGTGGGGTTGTTGCGCGGCGATTTCTCTCAAGTATGGGACGGCATCAAACGCATCGTGACGGGCGCGTTCAACGTGATTCGCGGTTTGGTTACGGCGTTCAAGGACCAAATGTTCGAGGCGTTGCGTCTGGCCGGCATCGCCGACGTGTTCCGCGGGGTGTGGGACGGGCTGGTCGGCATCGTTACCGGCGTGTTCGCCGACGTGAAACGGGCTGTCGGGGAGTTCATCAGGTTTGTTCGGCGCCTATTTGACCTGTCGAACCTCGGCGACGTGGTCGGCGACATTTTCGCCGGTATCGGTAGCAGAATCTCGTCTGCGTTCGCCGGAGCTCGAAACGCACTCAAAATTGGCATCAATCGAATCATTTACATGATCAATTGGTTGATTCGGAAATGGAACGGTCTTGAGTTCCGAATCCCGTCGATTCTTCCCGGGATCGGCGACCGGGTGGTTGGTGTGCCCGACATCCCCGAAATTCCCCGTCTAGCGTCTGGTGGCATCGTGACCGCCCCAACGTTGGCGCTGATCGGCGAAGCGGGCCCGGAGGCTGTGGTGCCGCTGGGTGCGGGGATGGGCGCAACCTACAATCTGACGGTGAACGCCGGGATGGGTGCGGACGGTCAGCAGATCGGTCAGCAGATCGTGAATCACATCCGCGACTTTGAGCGCACTTCGGGTACTTCCTGGCGGGCAGCGTGACAACTCTTCCGAACGGGCTGGTTTACGAGGTCATCGTTTCGTTCAACGGCACCCCGACTGACATCACGGACGATGTTGTTTCGGTGCAGATCACTCGAGGTCGGTCCCGGCAGTTGGATCAGATGACCGCCGGGACTTGCACGATTACGGTTCGGAACGACACCCGCAAATATGATCCGTTCAACACGGCATCGGCGACCGGGTCCACGACCCGCCCCCGAATGCCGGTAGTTGTCAAAGCTGGGTCGCCGTCGCAACCCCAAATTCGTGAGCTTTTCACCGGATTCGTTGACGATGTGATGGTCGATTGGGACCGCACCAACATCGGCACCGTCACCTACCGGTGTGTGGACGGGTTCAGTATCTTCGCTAATCAGGTGATGGCATCTCACGCCGTCATCGAACAAACGACCAGCCAACGGATTTTCAATGTGCTGAACCGCCCCGAGGTCGATTGGAATGGCGGTTACCTAATTTATCCTGGGGTGGCGACGCTACAGGCTGGCACGGTGCCGGCCGGCACCAATGTCCTGAATTACCTGCACCGCATCGCTCAGGCCGAACAGGGAAGGATCTTCATGTCCCGGTTCGGCGGTCTTACATTTCGGGACCGGTACCGCACGTTGCAAAGCACCATCAACCTTGGGTTTGTTGATACGGAAGCCGCAGCGGGAGTGTCTGACCTCGTTTACCAAACGTACGCAGTCGAGTACGGAACCGTGAACCTTTACAACCGTGTCGAAACGCAGAGGGTTGGTGGCACCATCCAAACTGCGGAGGACACCGCGTCACAAGCCGAGTACCTGATCCGCACCCTGTCATACACGGACCTGTTGAGCGTGGACGACCAGGAGGCAGCCAATGTGGGACAGTTCCTTCTCAGCAAATACGCCGACCCGGAGCTCCACATTCGAGAGGTGTCATTTCTGGTGACCGAGGAGAAAAGTTACCCCGTCGTGTTGTCATTCTCGAAGGAACCGGGCGACGTGGTCGAGGTCACCAGGACGTTCGATACCGGCACCCCAACCACGGACACCCGCCAAGTCGTGATTGAACAAATCTCGCACGACATCACCCCCGAGCGGCATCGAGTCACGTTTAGGTTCGGCAGCACCGACGGCCGGTCGTTCATGGTGCTCGACAACGCAACACTGGGCCGTCTCGACTACAACCTTCTCGCCTTCTAGGAGCCGCCGCTATGGGATCGGGTTTCAAGACGTTCGCCTCTGCTGAGGTGCTCACCGCCGCAAATGTCAACAACTACCTGATGGAACAGGCTGTCATGTCGTTCGCTGACGCCACAGCCCGTGACGCGGCGCTCACATCACCAGAGGAAGGCATGGTCGCCTACCTTCAGGACGTAAACAGCGTGACCGTCTACTCGGGGTCGGCTTGGGTGACCATCGCGGACCTAGATGTTTTGGCTGTTGATTCAGCCAACGGGCGCGTAGATGTCACTGGTGACGTTCGGCTGAACGCGTCTGGAAACGACTTCGAGGTAACTACAGACGGCAGCAATTTCTACGGGCTGGGAACGTATTATCAAGCCTCCGGTGCGGTAAGCATCGGTTCCACCACAGCGTTCACCGATGTAGCCAAAGTCACTGTGCCTAAAGGCCGTTGGCTGGTCATGGCTACTGGTCGTATTGAGTTCGCCATTGCATCTGCGGGCCGAACCTTTGAGTGGAGAATCGGAAACATCACCTCGAGCTCGTTTGTCGACGACGCCTACCTTCCGAAAGCAACCGCGTTTGGCACGGGCACTCACATCCCTATGTCAGCGTCCGGGGTGATCGAAACGACCGGCAGTCAAGATGTGGGCATCCAAGCCTCAAACAGCGTGACCGGGGGTACGGTCCAAGCTCGCGCTCATCTTCAGGTGATCGGGGTGCATTGATGCTGGCTCAACTCGACGATGTCATCCGCAACTACTCGTATGCATTGCTCACCAACATTGGGTCGCGCTGATGGGGTACTGGCTCGACGACAACCCGCCCATCAGATCACAGTTCGCCGACCGCCCCAACGGCGTCCGACCAACACTGGTCGTGGTTCACACGTCGGAACAACCCCCAGATCTTGTGCCCCCGGATAACGGCACCGAAGCGCTCGCCCGGTTCATCCAACAACGGCCGACCGCCGGGTGTTACCACACCGCCGTCGACTCCGACTCAACAATCAACCTCGTCGACCCGATCAAGCAGTGTTGGGGCGCTCGAGGC